AATACACCGACGACGAGTTTCATCACGCCAAAGAGATGCAACACGCTCTCCGCATGGAGGCTCGCCGCGACCCGTTCCTTGCAAAAGTTCTCGAATTGGCCGATACGCAACGCTTCATGGTAAACCACGGTCAGGAGTTCACCTACTGCGATTGGCCTTTCCACCTCGACACCCGCTGCAAGTGGGACTGGTACCTGTCCGCATTCGGCTTCGGCGGCGACCTGAAAACTACCTTCGCCAGCTCTCAGACGGAGTTCGACGAGGCCGTTGACTTCTTCGATTGGGACCGCTCCCGTGCGTGGTACATGGACATTGCTGGAAGCCAACGGGATTTCATTTACGCCATAAGCAAGAAGAATTGCAAGGTGTTCAAGAAGTTCATCAACCGTGGCGACGAGATATACAACCGTGGCCGGGAGAAGTATGAAGAGCTGGCGTTCCAGTGGTGGCTATTAACTACTAAGACAGCATGATATGGACATCTATTGCCGCGTAACCCCTTACGGCCTTGTACCGCTTTACGACAGCGACCATGACTTGAAGCAGCGTCTGCGTGTCGGCTCCACCGTTCGTTGCCGTGTCAGCCAGCCGCGCAACTATGAGTTTCACAAGAAGTTCTTTGCGCTCGTCAGGCTGACTTACGACAACCTGCCCCTTCCGCTCGTCGAGCGGTGGAAAATACACAGCGTGGACGATATGCTACGCCGCTTCAAGCGCGACCTCGGCTACTTCACGTCGTCTGTCAACGAACTTGGAGAGCGTGAGGTCGAGTACAAGAGCATATCGTTCGCGGCAATGGATGAAGAAGAGTTCGAGCGGTTCTATAACGGCAGCGTGAACCTCGTGCTTGACAAGTACATACGAGGACTTGAGCGCGAGGATTTGCTGGCCGAAGTTGAACATTTTATGTAACAGATTATGAAACCAAAAGTAGGACAATACTTTTACCAGCCCCACGGTCACGGATTTAGGATATACCGTTGGACGTTCGTGTCGGCGGAGTCATGCTCGGCTTCACGCGTAGAGGACGAACCCACATATTACGACCGCGAGGAAGCCCGCAAGCGTGTTTATAAATTAAACGGATGGAACTTCAACAAGAAAAAGAATGGACGGACTGCATCATCACCTGCGCGTTGAACCTTATCCCTACCAGCGCGAGGGCATCATCTACGGACTGGATAAGAAACGCCTAATCATCGGCGACGAACCGGGGCTGGGCAAGACTTTGCAGAGCATCGGTATTGTAGATACTGCAAACGCTTATCCTTGCCTCGTCATCTGCCCCTCGTCGTTGAAAATAAACTGGCAGCGCGAGTTCGAGAAGTTCACGGATAAGTCGGCGTTGGTGCTTGACAATTCCGTTCGGACAACGTGGCCGTACCTGCTCAAGATGGGAATGCACCATGTTGCCATTGTGAACTACGAAAGCCTGCGCAAGTATTTCGTGTGGGATATAAATGGGAGGACTGGGAGCAATGGGAGTTCCGGGAAAGGCAACCAAAGCTTCCGGTTGAAGGACGTGGTGTTCTGTCCGCAGATAAGGATGTTCAAGAGCGTCATCATCGACGAGAGCCACCGAGTAAAAGACCCGTCGGCACAACAGACAATCTTCACCAAGGGGATCACGACAGGCAAGGAATGGGTAATCCTGCTGTCGGGTACTCCGGTGGTGAACAGACCTGAAGACCTTGTCGCGCAGCTCTCAATTATGGGACGGCTTCAGGAGTTCGGAGGGCGTACGCAGTTCATGGCGGACTACTGCATTGACCAGAAAGACAAAAAGGCGGAGCCGGCCGTGCCGCTGTCGGTGTTGAGCAACCAGTTGTATGCCAACTGCATGATACGCCGCGAGAAGGCGAAGGTGCTTCCGCAGCTTCCTGATAAAACCCGTGTCGACCTGTATGTGGACATCAGCAATGCGCCGGAGTACAACCTTGCAGCCGCCGACCTTGCGACATATCTTCAACAATACACGGAATGTACGGACTGGGAGATACGGCGCAAGATGAGAATGGAGGCACTGGTGCGCTTCATGACGCTGCGCAGGCTGGCCACGCTGGGCAAGGTGACGCAGGCGGTTGACTTCATCAGGACATTCCTGGAGAGTGGCAAGAAGCTGATAGTGTTCTGTTCGCTGCACGAAGTGGTTGACACGTTGGTTAAGGCTTTCCCCGGCGCGATGACCGTCACGGGACGCGACAGCGCAGTGGAGAAGCAGGCGGCTGTTGACAGCTTTCAGAGCAATGCGGAAACTATGCTCATAATCTGTTCAATCAAGGCCGCCGGCGTAGGGCTGACATTGACAGCTTCGTCGTCGGTGGCCTTTCTCGAGCTGCCTTGGACCTACTGCGACTGCTGCCAGTGCGAGGACAGGGCGCACCGCATAGGACAGAAAGACAATGTGACGTGCTACTATCTGTTGGCAGGCGGCACCATCGACCAGGCGGTGTACAGGCTGATACAGGACAAGAAGAACACGGCGGCGCAGATAATGAACAGTGACGACGACATACCGACAGAGGAGGCTTATTTCAACGAACTCGTTAACCTTTTCATGGAACATGGAAATATGCAAGACGGACGTGCGGAAGATAATCCAGTACCTGGATGACGCAGCAAAGCTATACGACGCTCTACCAATGCAGAAATGTAAATGTAGGGCACACATGATAAAACAACTGATTGTTAAACTTAAAAAGAAAGAAAAATGAAAAAGTTCATCGGAACAAAACAAGTGAAAGCAGAGCCAATGAAATTAGGCGAGTTCATCAAAACCACAGGGCGTAATCCTTATGCTAACAGCTCGGATATACACGGAACCAATGAAGAAGGTTATATCGTGGAGTACGAAGACGGTTACAAGTCTTGGTCGCCAAAAGAAGTGTTTGAAAAGGCGTATAAAGTGGCTGAAACACATATAGACCGTATGAGTATAGAATTTGAAGAGTTGCGTGAGCGTATGAAAAAGCTCAAAAATTTCTTGTATTCGTATAAAGTGTTTGAGCTTGACAAAGAAGAAGTATATCTTCTTGAAAGACAGTACAATCAGATGGACAGCTATGCACAAACGCTTTTTCAGCGTTTAAAATATGCCATAAAGCCGGAAGAAAGAATCTTAAAAGGCAATCCGTGTGAATGTGACTGTAAGTCGCCTTGTATGTAATTATTAACTGTGTCCTGGCAATACAAGTTGCCAGGACGTAACAACGATAATATATGAGACTGTTTGAATGCGGCATCCGCTACGAGAAAACATTGGAGAACGGGATGCAGAAGAAAGTGACGGAGCTGTACATCGTAGACGCCCTGTCGTTCACCGAGGCCGAAGGCCGGGTGATAAAGGAAATGTCATGCTACCTCAGCGGCGAGTTCGAGGTCGTGTCGGAGAAAATAACCAACTATTCAGAAATTGTAATGTCTGACAACGCTGAAGCCGACAAGTGGTACAAGGTGAAGATAAACTATATCCAAATCGACGAAAGGACGGATAAGGAGAAAAAGACTGCGACCTACCTGCTTGTGCAGGCGAAGGACATCGACGACGCACGGCGGATGACCAACAAGTACATGGAGGGCACGGTGGCAGACTGGGACTGCGAGGCAGTTTCGGAAACCAAGATAATGGACGTGTTCCTTTATGAGGAAGATGGGAATAATAAGGCAAATAAGCCTAATGGGGCTGATAAAGCGGACAAGGCTATAAGCAAGGCGGTGAAACGCTTTGTGGACGGCATACCCGACGGGCAGAAGGTGACAATCAGAGCAACGGGCTGCAAGGATGTGGTTATAGACAAGACACACGGACATGAGGAAGACGACGCTTGACGAACTGCGTGCCAAAGCCAACGCAAAGACCGTGCGCCGCTCGCAGTCTGACGAGGAACACTGCACGCAGGTTGCTTGCGTGCGGTGGTTCCGGCTGAAATACCCACACCTGTTCGCACGGCTGTTTGCCGTTCCGAACGGTGGGCGTCGTGACGGACTGACGGGGGCGAGGCTAAAGGCCGAGGGTGTTATACCCGGCGTATCCGACTTAATCCTGCTGAAACGCAACCGCCATTACTGCGGATTGCTGATCGAGATGAAAAGTAAGGACGGAAGGCAAAGCGACGCACAGAAATGGTGGCAAAAGGAAGTTTGCGCCGACGGAGAGTTTAAGTATGTATTGTGTCGTGGTTTTGACGACTTTAGGCGCGAGGTTGACGATTTTCTGTCTGAATGTGAATAAATGCCTTATGGATAAGAAGAACAATAGTACCAACTATTTCAGCCATGACAGCAACGCCCGCAACAGCGACAAGCTGATACGCCTGCGTATGAGACATAAGGCGGCTGGCTACGGCGTGTACTTCATGATACTTGAGAGGCTGAGGGAAGAGCCTAATTACATGAGTGTCAAAGATTATAACATGATAGCCTTTGACCTTCGTGAGGATGCTTCCTTGATAAAGTCTGTGGTGGAGGATTTCGGGTTATTTGTCTTTACCGATGACGGTAAGTACTTCTACTCCGAGAGTTTCAACAGGCGCATGGCCGTAAAGGATGAGAAAGCACGCAAACAGGCTGAGGCCGGACGCAAGGCAATGCAAAGACGGTGGGGCAAGAACGACGGAAAAGTCACGGAAAAAACCACGGAAAATGGCGGAAAAAGCACGGCATGCAACAACGACAACTCAAGCGGAAGCGTAACTGACTTAGGCGAAAACGATAACTTACTTATAACTGACTTAGGCGAAAACGATAACAAGAAAAGTAAAGAAAAGGAAAGTAAAGAAAAGGAAAGTAAAGAAATTAATAAAGAAAAAAACAAAGAAACAAAAAAAGAAAAAAACACGTGCGAGGAAAACGGGAAAACGGTAGAGGAGAAAATACTTGGCACGTTCAAGTTTTTCAACGAAATGATAGAATATTATCATAGTTCCATCAGGCCCGTCAAGATGCTGACGTATGAGCGGCACCGCAAGCTGGAAGACGTTGTACTGCACTACAAGTCAGAAGACATAGCCGCAGCCATGCGCAACGCCATGACAAGCGACTACTTGAACGGGCGCACATCGCGTCGCAAACTACCGGCGGATTTCGACTGGATATTCGAGCCTAAGAACTTTGCAAAGATATTCGAGGGCAGCGTATGATTAAGTGAAGAATTAAGAGTGAAGAGTTATGGACGCAAGGCAGTTTTTCAATCTTGTCTCGGAAATGAGAAACAAGCAGAAGGAGTATTTCAAGACGCACACGCAATCAGCTCTGAAGGAGAGCAAGGCCTTGGAGAAGAGGGTTGATGATGAAATAGCACGCGTGGCGCAAGTACTGAAAGAGAAAAGAGAGCCAAAACTTACAGGATTTTGAATATGATTAAGACACACGCAAGCCTGTTTTCGGTCAATGGCGAGAACGCCGTTTCCGTCACCGACGAGGAGCTTGCCGAACTGAGGAAATACGAGGCTGATGGCTTCATTGAGTTGAGGAATAAATAAAAAACAACCAACAATGGGAAACAAGACAATAAAAGGCTACAAGGGCTTTGACAAGGATTTGAAGTGCCGTGACTTCCAGTATGAAGTCGGCAAGGAGTATTCAACAGACAAGGCCGTAGCCTGCGAAACAGGTTTTCATTATTGCGAAAACCCGTTAGATGTTTTAGGGTTTTATTCCCCGTGTGATGATACGGGGACATTAAACAGGTTTTGCGAAGTTGAAGGCAGCGGCGATTTCGACAAGTCAGAAAGCGATAAGACTTGTTGCACACACCTGAAAGTCAAAGCCGAAATCGGTCTTCAAGGACTTATAAAAGCCGGAGTTAAGTTTATACTTGACCGTGTGAAGTGGGAAGATAATAAACAATCCAACACGGGCTACCGTTCCGCAGCGACCAACACGGGCGACCGTTCC